CGACCCCAAGTGATAGGGCACTGCCTCCCAGCCGTTCTGTTGCGCGGCGGCTATGTCGTTCAATTCGGGCCGCCGCCGCCGTCGAAGCCGCTGTTGCTGGAGCTATCGCCTGCAGCTGGGGCGGGGGCTGGCGCAAGCTTGATCGGGGCCACCTTCGGTTCTGGCTTTGCGGGGCCGCCGCGTACAGGTCCGACGCCGTCACCCGGCGGGGTACCAACCGGTCCAGTGATCGCCACTCCCGGGCCGAAGTCAATCAACCCACCTGGAATGACGCCTGTGATCGACTTCTGTAAGTCGAGACCGCCTTGCAACTGGTCCGTCAAGTGGGTGATGTACTCCTGCTTGGCGGCTTGATCCAGGTCCTTGTCGTTCATCACGTTGGCGATCTGCGTCATCGAGGTCTGGTACAACGCGCCGGACGCCACGCTCTGCTGCAACTGCAGCTTGTAGCTGCCGTCGATCTTCGCGAGTTCGGACTTCACCTGGCCATCGAGCGCTACCAGGCCCGCCTTGTTCGCATCGGTGGCGTTCGCCAAAGCCGCTTTGAAATCGGTTTCGTACTTGACGGTCGCCGCCGCTGCTGTCAGTCCGATCTGCTGACTCTTGAGCGTGTTTGTATCCTTGGCGCCCTGCAGGTTGGCGTTGTTCTGCGCAATCGAGTTCGTCTGCGCTGCCGTGTTCTGGGCTTGCGCCGAGTTGATCAGACCCTGGTTCGTCGCGTTGGCGGTGAAGTTGGCAGCGGTGTTGGTCGCGAGAGAGGACGCTGCGTCGGCCGCGTTGGTCTCTCTGGCGTTCTGCGCTGCCACGCTGTTGGCGGCCAACGCAGACGCTGCCGTCGCCGCGTTGGTAGCGACCGCGTTGGTACGCGCTGCATCGTTCAGCGCTTGCTGGTCGTTGGTATTGACGACGTTCTGCGCGTTGGCGTTGAACTCTGCCTGCCTGTTGGTTGCTGCTGCAGTGGCAACCTGTGCGTTGCTCGCGGTCTGCGCATTTGTCTGCGCTGCCGTGTTAAGCGCCGCCTGGTCGTTCGCGCTGACAACGTTCTGCGCGTTGGCGCCGAAGCTGGCCGCAGTGTTGGCTGCTGCTGCAGATTGCACAGTAGCGTTGTTCGCCGCTTGCGCATTTGTCTGAGCCGCCAGATTCGCCGCTTGCGCATTGTTGGCGCTGACGACGTTCTGCGCATTGGCGCCGAAGCTGGCCGCACTGTTGGCTGCTGCTGCAGATTGCACAGTAGCGTTGTTCGCCGCTTGCGCATTCGTCTGAGCCGCCAGATTCGCCGCTTGCGCGTTGTTGGCGCTGACCACGTTCTGTGCGTTGGCGTTGAAGCCGGCTGCAACGTTGGTTGCCGCTGCAGATTGCGCAGTCGCGTTGTTGGCGGCAATGGCATTGGTGCGAGCCGCCTCGTTCAGCGCTTGCTGGTCGTTGGTGTTGACAACGTTCTTCGCGTTGGCGTTGAAGCCCAATGCCGTGTTGCTGGCCAACGCAGTGGCGGCGCCGGCGGTATTCTGGGCGTTCGCCATGAACTGGGCTGCGTTGTTTCTTGCCGCCTGATTGTTGGCGGACGCGACGTTGGCCGCGTTCGCTGTGAAACTGGACGCAGTGTTCGTAGCCAGTTGATTGTTGGCGGCCGCGTTGTTCGCTGCCAGCGCGTTGGCTTGACCTGTGTTGAAGTACGCCAGCGCATCAGGTGTGGCGATCTGCAACGCCTTGTCCAGCACAGCCGACGTGCCCGCGCCTGTGGCCATTGCTGAGTTCAGCAGACCTCTGCCATTCGAGCTTTGCAGCGAGTCTGCCCGAGCCTTCTGCAGGATCAGACTGTTTTCGTCGAGCACCCCACGAAGCTGGCCGCTAACCGTCTGGTTGCTGTCCATGTCGTGGTTCGTTGCAGCCATCTGCGCTGCGGTGTACCCCGTGCCCGTCGAGTCAACGGCGTTGTACCCCTCCGCTGTAGTCTTCGCCGCGTCGTAGGTGTTCGCAGCGGCCGACTTGGTGGCGTTGTAATCTTTCGACGTCGTGTCCGTCGATTTGTAGGTGTTTGCAGCGTCTGAATTGATCGCGTTGTAATCTTTCGACGTGGTGTCCGTCGACTTGTAGGTGCTTGCAGCGTCTGAATTGATCGCGTTGTAATCTTTTGACGTTGTGTCAGTCGACTTGTAGGTGTTCGCAGCAGCAGACTTGGTGGCGTCGTAGGTGGTCGAGTCGGTCGCGGTCGCGTCGTAGGTGTTCGCAGCAGCAGACTTGGTGGCAGCGTAGTCAGTCGACGTCGTGTCAGTCGACTTGGCATCGGTGGCCTTGGTGCCGGTCGCGGTGTACCCGGCCAGTTTGGTATCCGTGGATTTGTACGCGTCCACAGCAGCCTTGTCTGCGGTCGCCGCCGGGCCCATGGCGCCAGCCACCAGGCCTTTGTCGTCTTGTATTCCCACTTTGGTGGTGTTCGCCGCTGCGGTGTCTACTGCAAATGGATTCGTTACTGCCATGGTCAACCCTGGTTGGCCGGCGAGGAGTTGGCCAGCAGTTCATCTTTGCGATGACTGCCGACACTGCTGCCGAAATAGAAATTGATGACTGAGCCGAAGCTCGTTCCCAGAGACCCAAGCAAGACCAGCAGCGCCGCGTTGTCGTTGGGGTGCCAGATGCCCAGCAGCATCACCATCAGAATGCCGAAGAACCCGCCCGTTATCGTGAGGGCGAGCGCCGCAGGCAAGTTCGACCGGGTCGTCGATTGCATGAGGCGCGCATCCTTGCGGTCACCTGCAGCGATCGTCAGTTCAGCCTCACCGTGCGCCAGCACCATCTCCCGCAGCTTGACTTGCCTGTCCGCCTCGATCTGCTTGAGCTTGACCGCAGCATCAGGGTTGGCGGCCAGCGCCTGCGACACCTCATCCGGTGACGCGCCCGAGCCCAGCGCTGACGCTATGAACCCGCCTACAGCAGCGCCTGCTGGGCCGCCCAGGAGCGTGCCGAGCATCGGTGCGCTGGCGCCTACCAACTTGCTGATGTCTTTCCAATCCATGCTCACCTCTTCTTGTCGATCTTGTCGCTGAGCTTTTCCAAGCTGTTGCGCACGTCCCGCAGGGCGTCCCTAACCTCCGCCTTGGTCTCCTTGAGCAGCGAGTCCTGCTCCGCGTCCCGCCGCACCTGGTACGCCGTTGTCTGCTCCAGCACGATCACGCGCTTGTCGAGGTTCTGAAACGCGATGAAGCCGGTGATGATGAAGCCGAGAAACGTCAGCACATGCCCTGCGTTGACCGTCCAGTCGAATTGCAGTCGGCTCATTTGTTCATCAACTCGAACAGCGTTTTGACCTTGTCTTCGAGCACATGGATGCGGGTGTCGTTCTTGGCCAACAAGATCACCACCGTGACAATCCCCACCGCGATCGGCCAGCTTTTGGTGATGATGTCCAGGATTTCCATCGCTCAGCCTGGTGCGGGTTCGAGTGCTGCAACGCGCGCCGTCAACTGCTCGATCTTGGCGATCGCCTCCTGAAGTGCACGCGCTGTGGCGAACTGGAAGTCGGTCTGGTACACCGCCTTGAAGGGCACTCCATCCGCAGGCGTCACACCGTAGCCGCTGTTGTCCACCAGTTCAGGACAGACCGCCTCCAGTTGCTGCGCTCGCACGCCCAGGTTGAGTTCGGTGTCCGTCTGGTCTTTGAACAAGTAGGTGCAGAACTCGATCTGCTGCCACTTGGTGTAGTAGCTGGCCGCCGGCATGAAGGCCTTCTTGAGCCGCTCGTCCGACAGGTTGACGTTGTTCGCCGAGTAGTTGGCCAGGCCGCCGTTGGACCGGATCGTGGCACGCGGTGCGGTGGAGTCCTGGCAGGACAGGAACTCGCTGGTCGTGCCGTTCGGACTCGCGCCCGTGTACTGAATCAGGGCGCCCTGCGGGGTGGCGGCATTGCTGTTGATGAACCGGGTCAGGTAGCTCGCTGGCCCAGCCGTCACGTTGAGTGACTCCGCTGTCACGACGGTCAGCGCACCGATGAGGAACGGGCCCGAGACGGTGCCGTTGACCGTGAGGCTACCCATCGTGACGTTGCCGGGGAAGATCGGGCTGCTCAACGGCACATAGGTCGTGGCGGCTGTTGCGGCCTTCAAGTACAACTGGTTGACCACATACGCTGTGGTCGCCAACTGAAGGGTGTTGGTGTCCACCGCCGCTGTGGTTGCGGACACGACACCGGAGGTCTCGCTCAGGCTCGTCGAGTTCGTCAGGCTCGCGCCCGTTGAATTGACCACCACGAACTTGCCGATGCTGCTGGACATCGTTGGCAACTTGGCGAAGCCTGCAGAGATTGCGTCCAGTTCAGTACGCATGCTCGATGAACTGCCGGCCGACCCCACTGCGGGAAATGTCGTGTGGCTGTAGTACTCATTGCTCATCGAATTCCTCGTCTCGGGCTGTAATGCAGCACCGCGCTGTTCACGGTGAACGCTTGATTGATGTTGCTGTTGGAGGTGATGGTGAGCGCGATGTTTTCACCGGTGCCGGTGCACTCCACTTCGCTGGGCAGCAGCGTGGCGCCATCCCACATGAAGTTGTCCCAAATGAAGCTGTCCCAGGTGGCCTGCGCGAACGGAGTGAAGTACGGACTGTCGTAGGCAGACGCTTGATCAATCCCGGTGGAACCGTAGCCGAGCGCGTAGCCAAAGTAGAAGGCTGCGTAGCCGGCACCCGTGATCTCCAGCGATGCCCTGCGATACCGCTTGAGCATCCGGGGGCCGCCCTGAGATGCGAAGTTCAATGTGAAATACGCCGGGATGTTGGCGCCATCGAACGATGCGCCTGTGTCCATCTGGTACACGTAGCCCAGGCTGCCACCGAAGTACGAGATCTCGTTGCCGTCTGTCGGGTCACCGTCGCACCAGCAGTTCACGGGGTCGGGGAACAGCACCGGCATCGAGCCCTTGGCCTGGCCATTGATGATGGTCGTGTAGAGACCGTAGCCATCGCTGTAGAAGACACGGTACTGCGACTTCTCGCGGTTCAGACCACTGGCCGTTGCAATGTTGCGTCGCGCCTGGATGAACGGCCGAATGGCCAAGGTCAGCGTGGAGCTATCGAAGTTGCCGTAGTTCAGGCTCGTCTGCATGCTGATGACGCCGCGTGCGTCCAGCGCGTAGGCGTTCTCCATCGTCTGCGCGGTGTAGGCCTGCGAGCCCACGCCCGTGTTGAACGGCACCAAGTTCCAGGTCGCCATACTTGTGCCGTATAGCAAGAATGTGTTGGCCTGGCTGAAGATTGCCAGTGCACCCGACTGGACTGTGCCCGGGAGGTTCACCATTGCCGTGACCGTCTCGGGCATCAAGATCTCGTTCGCGCCGAATATCGGGGACCAGATGTAGGGTGTGCCGATCGCGCTGTTCTGGACCGACTCAGCGAAACTGAAGAACAAGTAGTTCTTGTGCAGCGAAACACAGGTCGGGTTGTCCGTTGCCATCCCCGTCCTGATCGGCACGTAGACGGTGCCGTCGAACTCAAAGCCCCGGTTGACACCATCCGCGCCATAGATCCGGGTGCTGACCGTACCGCCGAATGTCCCGCGATCCGTCTGCACCCGCCCGCCTGGCAGCAGCGTGATGGCAGTCGCTGCACTGGCGCTGGTGGCGCGGGTCGTCCCCGCCGCGTTGGTCATCTTCAGCGGCTCGCCTGACACGAACACGCCGATGACGCTGGACAGGATCAGCCGGCCGGTGCCTCCGATCCAAGTGCTGCCGCTCTCCAGCACCACCCGCGAGATCACTCCGGTCGCGCCGGACGTGCCACCGTAGACGGTGTTGCCCTCGGCGAACGCTGTCAGAACGCCGGTCGTGAAGGACATCTCGTTGCCGAGGGCCACAGCGGTCCAACCGCCCGCCGATGACTTGTAGAGCGCCAGCGCGGTGCCTGCGCTGTTGTTACGCCAGGCGTACAACACCCCATTGAACCGCTCGACGCCGCGCACCGGGCCGCTGCCTGGCACTACCTGGATGTCCGCGCGGTAGACGTCTGCCGCTGCTGCCGCGTTCACCGCCTGCGTTGTGATGTTTTGTGAATACGTCGTCACCGCCTGCATCGTGCCGATCGTTGTTGCCCCAACCAGAATGGTCTGGCCGGCGGTGAACGTGCCAACCGCCTTGGTGTACACCAGGCTCAGGCCGGAAATGGCGATGACGTGGCCCGAGGCTGTGGCCAGTGAGTTGACGATCGTGTTGCCAACGGCAACACCCGTGACAGTGTTGAGCGTGAGCACCGAGTAGGTGGCGGCGCTTGGCGCCGGCTGACCATCGCAGCGCTCATAGCCGGGGATGCGGGAGTAGCCACCAGAGACAGAGATCTCGAAGTTCTGTGCGGCACGCGCCACGCCTGGCTTCAGTGAGAGCGTCGGCGTGACCAGGTCGAGGCCGCCCTCCAACCTGAAGTTGTCGTACCGAACAGGCGGCATCTTTGCTTCGGCGAGGCTCATGCGAGCGGGGGGCCGCTGGAGAAGATCGGCAGTTGGTCCGCCAGTAATTTCGGGGAGATGCGGTTGATCTCCTCCTGTGCGCGGGCGATGACTTCTGACGCAGCCATGAAGACCCCGTAGCTGCGCAGAGCGCGGTACATGATCAGGTCGTGGTACTGGGCCGGCATCGTCGGCGTGTCAGCGTCCTGGGCCAGGCCGATGGGTGCGGTGTAGTACTCGAAGACAACACCGTAGGCCGCGTCAGGCGTGATGCCAAACCACAGGCTCTTGTCGGGTGCGACCGAGAACGCCACCGGCCGAGCGCGGGAGTCGCGCATCGACCCGTACTGGTACACGTTGCGGTAGGTGTCCCAGGGCATGAAGCCGGCGAGCATCTCGTCGGTGTACGCGGCCGAATAGATCCTGAAGCTGTCGCGCTTCCAGTTCCCGAAGGTGGCACCTGTGAACTGTGGCGTTGATGCGAGGCCCACGACCGTTGGTGAGTACGAAGGAACGTTCGCCTGCAGGTTGAACTGCGCTGTCTGGCGCATCCACTGCCAGTCGCTCTTGTCCGCCTGAATCCTCAACCACTCCCTGTTGATCCAGTTCTTGAACCGGGTCGACTCCATCGACATGCTGGTCTGTAGCGTCGTCAGGTCAGAGGTCGCCACGCCCGCTTCTTGCCGGCAGGCGTTCACCAGTTGCAGAAAGCTCTGCCCCGGCGCCGTGGGGGTGGGGGTGAGGCTGAGGACTGGCACTTACGGACGTTCCGGGGGTTGCACTGGGTCAGTAGCAATTTCTACAGCACGTTCTTGGGTCAGCAGATTTTTGGTTGCCAAGAAGTAAACGCCTGAAGCAGTGCGTGGATCGTCCAGATTGATTGACCCTGCGGCTGTAAATAAAACATACCAGGCCTCAACATCTACATCTGTTTTGGCGGCGGTAAGAACCCCGGTAAACTCGGGAGTTGTAAACCGGGTAATCATTGCCACTTTGGTAATGATATTTGGAGTGCCCGTTTGGGCTATCCTAGCGGGTGTCATCATTTTGCCCTCACATACCAAGTTTGACCGTTGTAGTAATTGGCGCCGGCGCTGGGAATCCACCCAGTATTCTTAATACCAACTTTTTTGAACGTGCTTAGGCTTGCATCGTAAGTCGTCGTATTGCCGTAACCTTGATACACCACAGCGTCTGTCGCAGCACAAGGCATACTTGTGTAATACGTTGTGTTTGGGCTATTTAACAATTGCGTGGTCGTGCCTGGCAAAACGGTTTTCAAATCATTTGACATTTGAAAAACGTAGCCAAACCCCGTGGTGGCAAATGTTTTTTGATCTGCCCCTGTTCCTGTATTAAAAAAGCCTATCGGTGAGGAGGCATAATATGGGCTATAGCCAAATAACGAATCAAATCCTTTCGTTGTGTATACTGTTGGCGAAGCCAGGCTTGCCCAGTACTGGAAAGTTCCATTTACCATAGCAACTACTGCTGTACCATTTATACCGATAGCAACGTAGTACCCAGAACTGGACCCCGGCGTTGTGGTTGACCAGGTAACACCGGAATCCAAAGAGTATACCCAAGGTGTAATTGCGCCTGGTATATAAAGCGGAAAAACTATAACTACCGCGCCGCTAGAAATAATTCCAAAGCCCTGCTGATTCTGGGCGTTATTTTGCATAGCGGAGTTTAATGATACCCCGCCGTTATAGGTAGTGCACGCACTGCCGTTTGTGCTATAAAACGTAAAACAACCTATAGCGGCTGTCACATTATTATGCGCATTAGCAACACCTACAAATTGCCCAGAAGCATAAACAAGACGAATGTAGTTATAAAGACCGTCCATATTAGGAATTTGTGCGCCCATAGTCCAAGTTAGCCCATCCGTAGAGTAAGCCAACCACCCATAGCCAAGCCCTTGTATCCAAACGGCGGCTACAAACCGCCCGCCCCCATAGGCTATTCCTTGATAGTATGGGTTATTGGCTAGACTTAAAACACCAGGGTTAACCGTTGACCACGTTAACCCATTGTCCGTAGACCTGTACACAGTGTTTATAACGCTATAAGTACTAGCAACGAGCGTACCCGCGCCGTTGGAGGCAACTTGAACTATTGTTGAGGTAGAAGGTATTGCAGTAGTTGCTTCAGTTCCAACCAGCCTATAATTCTTGATTGCTGCCAACTGCGGAGCATAAGCGGGGGTAACGGAAGTCCCCGCCCGAATCCAAACACTGGAGTCCCCCATCGTGACCGTTGGCCCAACGTCCTGCATAACCGCTTGCGTACCAATAGGGCCCGCGCCCGAACCAGTTACGCCACTCAACGCTGTTCCAGAAAATACGCCCTGGTTCATCAGAAGTCTCCTGCGCGGGTCACGATGATGTTGAATGTCTCCGCGTTATTGGTGGTAGCCCGCAGCGACCAACCTGATGGAATCACGATGCCCTGGCCGAGCAGCGTAGTGCTCCAGACCGGGATCGTCGTACTCGGCGTGATGGCACTGACCAGGTTCTCGGACAGCAGTCGCGCCGTCGTGCCGTCGTGGAGGAACAGTCTGATGACGCCAGCGGTCGTCGTACCCGTGGCGACGATGTAGATGTCGTCAATACGCGAGCCCGAAGCGCCTGCAGTGAACAACGTGACGACCGTGCCAGTGCCATCACGCGCTGCGTTGGCTGCTGACAGGGCGCCCATGGCCCCGCGAACTGTGGATGCGAATTGCGCTGATATAGACATGTTTCGCCTTTAGACGATGCCGAATGACTGGAGAATGAAGCCGGGGGTAGACAGAACTGACGCAGGCGATGAACTTGCCCAGGCAGTCCCGTTGCTGGTGAGCACATTCCCCAAGGTGCCGGCCGCTGCCAGGCTTGATGGCGAACTTGTCCAGACCGAGCCATCGCTGGTGAGCAAGTTGCCCGATGCGCCCGGTGCAGTAAGAATTGGCGGCGGCAGCGCGCTGGTCCAGGAAGTGCCATTGCTGGTGAGCAAGTTGCCCGCCGCGCCCGCTGCGGCAAGCCCAGTCCCCCCGCTTGCTGCCGGTAGCAAGTTCGGGACGCCAAACAGGTCATCCTTGTCGAACAACACCGTGCCGTCCCAACTCTCGGTCACGTAACCCGTGCCGGAATAGGTCAGCGTGTACTTGCCGTTTGCAGCGTAGAAACTGTACTCACCATCCGCGTTGCTGGTGAGCACATTGCTGGCCATAGGCAGCACGCCGTTCCCGGCGTACAGCGTTGGCGCAGATCCATCGGCATTCAGGACCGTGATGGACACACCGAGGATGGCATTGCCGCCTCGGTCTTGAATGACGTTGAAATATCGCTGCATCTACGGACTCAAGTTAGGCTGCTTCGGCCAGTACGTGTTCAAGCCAGGCCATGCCCCGGGGGTTCTTGTCCTCCAAGACCTGGAACGGATACGCCAACGCGGTGTGCCCGCGCAACGACTCAGCACCGATCTGGCCGACGTAGCCGTCTGGTATCGCCTGGGCCCAGCGTGTCTCTTTCATGCGCGCCAGGACCTCTAGGTGCTTGCGCTTGATCACCGTCTTCTCGCTGCGTCGGATGACCGTCCGGTCACCGTTCACGTTGATCAACGCGTAAGGTGGCGCGTTGGCATCAGTGGTCGGGAAGAGCATTACGACCACAGACTCATGCATGAATGCCTCGTCGTCTGCAATCTTCTTGAAGTCGCCTTTTGTCACAGGCTCGATGGTCGGTGCGTCATCGACGATGTCGACACCCTTGGCCTTCAGGCCTTCGATCTGTGCGGATTGTTTGATAGCCATGGTGGGTCTTTCAGATGTGGAACAGGCCCCAATGCCACGGGTGGTGGCATGGGGCCTGCAAACCCTTATCAGGCGATGTTGACCGCTTGGAAGGAGAAGGTGTCGGTGTAGGTCACCGTGTTGCCCGTGCCGATCGTGGTCGTGCCAGCGGTGTAGACCGCAGTGCTCGCATAGACGGTGAACACGCCCACCAGCGCGCGGCTGCCAGGGTTCGGCGGAGGAGCGACCTTGTCCGTCGAGGTGATCACCGCAGCGATCGGACCCTGCGTCATCGTGAAGGCGGCCGCCGAGTCAATCCACAGGCCGAAGCTGCACTTCGAGCCGATCGGCACCGTGGTGTTGTAGGCAAACAGCGCGATCGAGGCGCCGGTGATCGGGTCGGTACGACTGCCCGCAGGCACCGCCCAGGCGATGTTGTCCGTAGCCGTCTTGGCCGTTGTGTAGACACCATCGATGACCGGGTTGATCGTCGCGACGGTTTTGATCAGACTGGTCGTGGTGCCGACGATCAGGCCCGCTTTGCCGACGCAAAACGTACCGCCATTTGCTTGCTCAAGATTGATAGCCATTTGTTTTACCTTTAGATGACGGCGTTCGGGTAGAACGGGCCGACGACAGAGGAGAAGACCGCGTTCACGTTGGCGGCATCCAGGGCGGTTGTGCCGCCAGTGAATGTCGTTGTGGGCGCGAGATAGACGATGCCGATCACAGCCTCAGTCGCTGGGATCTGTGGGAAGACAAGACCCGCCGTGCCGCCGTTGGTCACGCTCGCCGCCGTCACTACCGTCGAGAAGTAGTTGCGCAGCGTGCCGACCGAGTCGCAGGTGGTCAGGATCACCCCGTACTGGCCGGTGGTCAGGACGAACGAGGCCGGAAGCGAAGGAGCGCTGACGTTGGTCGACAGCTTCACAACCGCACCATTGACCTGGACGAAGGTCACCGGGGTGCCGGTGCGTGGCACCAGCAAACCTGTGCCAACGTTCCAACCAGAACTCGTAAGCGCCTGGCCAGTGAACAGAGTGTTGAATGCCCGAACGAAGGTCTCAGGCAGCGCGAGCGCTGAGCCCCCGCCAGCGAGGAGGTACTGCTTGATTTTTTCCATGATCGATCAGAGCGCAGTGACCGCGCACTCGATGCGAGCCATCCAGGCCTCGTTCAAGCGCACAGCGGCGAACCAGGTGCTCGCACCGACGTAGCCGAACTGGCCCAGCGGGTTGGCGTGGTTGATGTTTTGCGACTTCAGCACGGTCGGCTTGATCGAGTTCATCCCCTTGAGCGCAACCTGGCCCCAAGCGTCCTCGCCGATCACCAGGAACGGGTAGACGTCGACGTTGGACGCGCCCAGCGACAGAGCGCCGTTCAAGGTGCCCGAGCCGGCGGCCAGGAACGAGGCCAGCAGCGGCGACTTGACGAACCGGAAGTCCTCGCAGGCGCCGATCTCGTTGTCATGGATCGGCTTGTAGGTGCCGTACTCCTCGACCTTGGTGAAGCCCGGCAGGTTGCGGATGTCGGACACCGCATCGGTGTGAACGAACACCAGGAACGCAGGCTGCACAGCACGAGTGCCGAAGTTGACACCTGGTGCCAGGCGGCTCGACACGCGCTTGGCCCGGTTGGACTCCAGCGTGCGGGCCGCTTTGCGCAGAGCGTTCAGCGAGATGGGGGTGTTGACTGCAGCGCGGCTGCTGCCGTTGCTGTAGATGACCGTGCTGCCGGCCTTCAGGACACCGTAGCGCACGAGTTCCAGCACCTCGGCCATGGTCTCGCCCGTGAGCTTGACCATCTCGCCTGGGATGTCGTCTTCGTACAGCAACTCGACCTTGGCCGAGAACTTGAAGAGCAGACCGTACTGCTGCAGCGACACGACAACGTCTTGGAACGAGATCGTGTTGGCGTTCGGGGTGGCACCTTCGCCCAGCACGAATGCGGTCGGGGTGATCACCGGGGTGCCGGTGTAACGGGTCGAGCCTTCAATCGACGTGCCGCTGGTGCTGGCGCCGAAGGGCAGGGTGCGCCGGAACACCAGGGTGTCGGTGCTGTTTTGGGGCATCTCGCGCTGGGTGCCGAAGTCGCCCAGAACGGTAATCGGCTGGGCATGCGCAAGCATGTCTTGAGCCGCGCGGATCAGGTTGCGTGACGCAACGGTTGAATAACCTTGGAGAGACATCGCTCGTTCCTTTGTCAGGCCTCAGCGCGCTGCTTTCGCGATCGCTCTTCGGCCAAGTAATTCCACTGCTCCGACTGGCTCATGTCATCAAACGTCTTCGTTTGGACTGGAGCGCCGGGCTTTGCCGTGACTGCAGCGGCCAGCTTGTCCTGGCGCGTCTGCCGCACATCGGCGACGGGTTTTTTCTTCGACTCGTAGAAGAGGTCCAGCATCTTCAGAGCGTCTTTGCCCTTCACACTGCTGGCCAGCGACTGGATCTCAGGGCGTTGTGCCCCAAACCATGCGCCGAACTCAGGCGTCTTCACCTCGTCTTCCCAGGTCTCGTACTTGATCTCGACCAGGGCCTTCTGAAAGTCAGACGCCAACGCTTCTGTCCGCAACGCCACCGCTTGCTCGACTTGCTCAGCAGTCAGGCCTTGGCCTTGACTGATCGCGCCGATGCGGGACTCCACGAACTCCGCAATTCCCTCTCCCCACTCGGGGAAGTCATTCTTCAGGCCGGCCCACTTCTCCGGGTCCTTGGCCGCTGCAGCCACCTGCCGTTGAGTCGGTGCCTCGGCTGCTTGCCGCTGCTTTGCGAACTCACTCTGCAAGGCGCCAACGCGACCTTGTGTTTCTTTGAGCTTGTTGAACAGATCCGTCTGCGTTGCCGCCATCTGATCGAAGCGCTCCAACTTGGCGCGCACATCCGATGACAACCCTGCGTATGGATCGACTGCTACTTCCTGGGTCGGAGGTGCCTCCGCGCTCTCGACGTCTTGCGGTGGTGAAACCAGCGCTTCGAATTCGTTCGTGCGTTCGACGTTTACCGCATCCCAATCCGCTTGGGTCGTGTCTTGTTCAGCCATCTCGTTTCAGTCCTCTGGACCAAGCGCTCAGTTTTCGCTGAGGGCCTGCTGCGCCTTTCGAGCCGCCGCTGCCGGCAGGTCAATAAGCCTTTTCAGAGCCCGGATCTCCCCGCGCAAGGCTGCTGTCTGTACCAGGTCCATCTCAAGCGAATCGTTCTGCTTGCGCAGCCGATCCAACTCGGTTTGGCTCCAGGTCACAACTGCTGCCCATGACAGGTTGATCTCGTTCATTGCTCTGGTGGGTGTGCTTCAACGCGCGGGTGCGCGCGCGATTACCGCGCAGTCTGAGTGGCATGCGGAATAACGCAAAACGTGACTACGCGAGACGGTGCGACCGGGTGGTCTCACATGCATGGCCAGTGCCTGTTGCCCTTGGCCCGGTTCTCTGTGGTGAGGATGATCTGCAGGTTGTCCTGCACATGCAGCCCGCACACCACGCGGCTGCGCAGCGGCACGATGTGGTCCACCTGGCAGTCCAGGCCCGCTGAGCGGTAGAGTCTCGCCATCGCGTAGAAGCCCGCCACAACTTCTCGGTCGACCCAGAGACATGGCCGCCTGGCGGAGGCTCGTCGTTGAGCCTGTGTGGCCGCGCGTTTGTGCAGGTTGCGCCGCTGCCAGGCAGCGCCAGACGTCTGTACGCTGCCAGGGCGGCGCGCCTTGTGCGCTCTCTTGCGGGCGCGCTCAAGCGCTCGGACTCGGTCCAGGTCAGCGCTGCGCATGGCGCGTTGGCGCGCACTTGTGCAAGTGCGGCAGCGCCGCGTGTACTTGCTGAAGTTCTCCGGGGGTTGGTTGACGCTGCAGGTGATGCAGGTCTTCAGAGATCCTTTGCGGCGAGCCGCATGTCGGTGGCAATGCGCGCCGCCCACCCAGCGCCGAACCTTGGCCAGGTGGTGAGCCGGCGCATGAAGTCCAACCGCTCGGCCAGGAACCCGATCGTGAGTTCCTGGTCCGACATTTTGCTGACCGCACCGGCGGTTACAGGCCCAAATTGGCCGTCGTCCGCCACGCCGGCTGCCAGTTGCAGCTTGCGAATGGCTGTCCCGATGCCGCTATTGACAGCCATGTCGAACACTTGGAACGCCAGTGCAGGCGGCAAGTTGTCCGCGTGGCACTTGTCCCAGAAGTCGCGCCGGTAGATCTCGCCGGCCTGCTCCTTGGTGAGGTTCGCGATGTCGAGGTTCGGGTAGCTGCGCTTGCTGATGCCCCAGCGCGTCTCGCCCCCCGGGTCCTGCGGGTCGTTGACGTAGCCGCCCTCATTGATGAGGACGCGGTCGAGGGACTTCTCGAACATCAATCGTTTGCCGCCATGTCGCCGCGATGCAGCGCCATCTGCACCGTCACCGCCGCGCCTGTGGTCAGCACCGGTCGGACCCAGATCGGTAGGTCACGCGGCGTGTAGAAACCTGCCGCGTTGAGCGCACCAAGCGACGTGCCGGCCCCGTCCTTCATCGGATTCCAATTGGTCGGTGCGTCCGCGTCGTTGCTGCCTTGCAGCGCCAGCGAGGTGACCGTGGTGCCGAACACGCTGAACGAACTGATGCTGAATCGGTCGAGTCGAATCGGCGCACCCGTGTCGCCCGTGGTGGGCAGCACCCAGGCTACGACCTTCGAGCCCCCGAGTGACGAGACGTCGTTGTTGATGGTGGGATTGATGGTCGCCATGTTTTAGATTCCTTGATGTCTTGGGTTTGACTGCGCGTAGGTCATCTCCGCCGCTGCCAGTTCTTTCTTGGTCCTGTCGTCGATCGCGACCCGGGCCAGCATGGCCTTGACTTTCTCGATCGAGATCCGCTCGCTGGTCGACGTCTTGAGGATCTCGATGTCGTGCTGCAGTTGCAACTCCTGCAGCCTGAGCTTCCGGTCCTCGGTCTCCGCCTCGACGCGAGCGCTGACCTGTGCCGTGACGCCTTGCTGCACCGCCTGGGCCTGCTGTACCCGGGCCTGCGCGCTGATCGTGGCCGCCTCGATCTTCGGGTCTGGCTGCGGTGGCGAGGCCTCCTGTTTCGCCTTGACCTCCTCGTCGGTCAGCATGATGTCCTTGGGGTCGATGTGCTGCGCCTGGAGCGCCTTCTCAAACAACGCCCGGGCATCGATCATCGGCGCGAACACAGGGTTCGAGGCCGCTGACAGAAGGTTCGTGAACGCCTGGTTCTGGACGTCGCGGATGATCAGCGCTGACGAGCCACGAGCATCGATGCTGAAGTCACCCTTGATGTTCTCCTTCTCCGAGTACATCATGTTGTAGTTGTAGTACCGCCGGATGTGCGGCTTCGTCACGTAGTCGTCGAACTGCTTGACCAGGCGGCGCAGCACCACGTTCGCGCTGTTCATCAACAGTTGCATGCCGCCCACCGTCTCCGGCGCGCTGCCCTGCTGACCTTGCGCCATCATCGGCGTTGCCGTCTCCTGGTCGCCCAGCCGCTCCGCCATCTCCAAGATGCCAGCAAGCTCGGCCTGGTGAGAGTTGAACTCGAAGCTGGCGAATGCCCGAGAGACGTCAACGCTGTCGTCGGCGGCGTACCAAAACTTCATCGGCGTCAGGCGCCACGACCCGTCCGCTGGCGTGATCGCGTTCTGTTTGACGACGATCTGCGGCCCCGCCGTGATGCCGCTGTTGTCCATCATCTGTCGCCACGCCGCGTTGACCACGCTCTGCTGCGAGCGCATCAGGTGCGGCACACCGTAGCCTCGGCATGACCCGCTGACCTTCTCCCACGGGTAGAAGTCGTAGGGGATGGGCGCGTCCTCCAGCGGGTTCATGTACGCCCGCACCACCGTGTCGTTGATCATCTCAACGCAGCCGCAGAAGCTGCGCAGCGGGTCCGCCTCGCCGCCCACCGGCACCTGCGCCGCCTCCAGGTCCTCTTGCTCCAACTCGCCCCAGTAGATCCAGTGCTGGAAGATCTTGTCGGCCTCGGCGTTATGGTCGTCGATCTGCTGGCGCACCTCGTTGAGCGCCGCGCTGCGCTTTGGACCCTCTTCAACCACTGCCCGAAGCTGCGGCTTCAGATACCCCGGCTGCTTGGCCAGGTCACGCACCTGGCGCGTCGTCAGGTTTTGTAGCTCGAAGATGCCCTGGCCGTTCTTGACGTCGTCACCACACGCCGGGTCCTCCCACAGCATGCGCGGGTCCACCCGCATCGTGGCAGGCGACAACTCCTCGATGATCTCCAGCATCTGCACCGACTGGCCGGTCGAGTCAACGCTCTCACGCCACGCCTTGCGTGTGCGCTTTGTCACCACCGGACCCTTGATGACGCCCGTGCCGGTGACCGCCGCATCGTGCAGCATCTTGCGCACCTCGGAGTTGTAGTCGCATTCGACAAGTTGGTCCTCGATCTCGGTCTGCATGGCCTGCGCAGCGGTATGCGCAATCCACTGTGTCGCTTTGGCGACTGTGCTCTTGGTCGCCGGCTTGCCGATCTTCTCGTCCAGCGTGACGTTGCCTTTCGGATCGAACAGCACCGGCTTGCCTGTCGTCGGATCGATCAGTTCGTCATGCACCTCAAGCGCCCGGGTGCACTCCGCGTCCGGCGTGGGCTGAATGCCCCAGTTGCGATCGTCGGTCGGCAGCAAGATGTCCGACAGGCGCGCCTCGCTGGCGTTCGTCTTCTGCCGCGTGATGCCCACAAACACGGTCGATCGGTGCGGCTTCGCGCTACCGGTAGTGATCGGATACCCGGCCTCGACCGAGTCCATCATGTTCGCCCCCATCCGGTTGGCGGCGTCCTTCTCGTGATACTGGTCGATCTCGGCCGCGACGCGCTTGTCCCAGCCGCTCGCAGCACGCGCTCGAATCCACTTGTCACGCGTGCCGGCCAGGCTCGTCCCGAACGCCTGCAGCCGCTCGTCCTGGGCCGGCGCACCCTGCTGCTTGTCTATTACCATGCGTTGGATCTCTTTGTAGGTGGCCCCAGCCAGCGGACAGTCGGGGGCCGGCGGCTGCACCTTGCAGGCTGGCTCCGCTTCACGCCCACCAGGGCCATGTCACGGGTGTGGGTGTTGGGTCAGTACGCGACGGTTGAGTCGAATACCTCGAATGACGGCATCGGCGCGAACATCCCGCGCCTCATTGCCTGCTGCGGCGCGATCTCGGCCAGCGTCTTGGCCTTCCTGAGCATCATCAATGCGTACCTGGTCGCGCACAGCACGTCGTCGTCCTCCTTGACCACGATGCCGTCCTTGCGGTGGTAGCCACGCATCTCGACGAACCACTCCTCCAGGTGCGAAAACACCCGCAGGCGCCGCGTCTGAAACCGCTCCATCATCATCGACAGGCCCGCCTCAACGCTGTTGCCGCCTGGCCTGCCGTCCGCCGCCGGCTCGAACTGCGCCCGCTCGGCCAGCATGTTGATGCCGTGCTTTTTGTACTGGGGCGCGAGCTGGTCCCCGCTGCCTTTCTCATGTTGCAAACCGTCGTGCGGCCAACTGTGCGGAATGCTGTTCATGCCGCGTGCCGTGATGATCCCGGCCTGCGTCATCACCGGGGTCTCTGATGCGCCCCAGCAGTCGGTGACATAGACCACGTCACTGTCTCTGTCGTGCGCCAGCGAGACCCAGGCTGACTTGTGCGCCCACCCAAAGTCCAGGCCGCAGATCCGCGCCCAGTGGGGCGGAATGGGAAACGGCTCAATCCGAATCGTCGACTCCGCCACCGGAAACACCAGGCCGGAACCCATGATCGGTATGCCCAGCGCCCGCGCGTCACGCTCGTGGGGCAACATCCGCGCAATCGCGCTCGCCCGCTGTGCCTTCGTGTAATGTTCTGCGTCGTCAATCGTCATCGACGTGACCGACGTGCCCTCCGGCTTGTCCTTCAAGAACCGCTTGACCACCGCGCTCATGCCGAGCAAAGGTGTGAACGTCACGAACACGATCCCACCCGTGGCCTGAATCCGTACCAGGGCCTCCGCGTACAGGTCCTCCGGCGGTTCCTCGTCCATCCAAATGCCGTCGACGGTGTCCGCCTGCCACTTGCTCCGGCCTTGGTCGTAGCTGTTGAACTGGATCACCGACTGATCACCCAGTTCATGCCGCACCACGATCGAGGCCACCGCGTCCGGCACGCCCGCGCGCATGCTCGTACTCACGACGCAGTCCTTCGGGATCGTGCCCGAGCCCCACTCGTCGCGCTTCTCCGGCTCGCCCAGGAGCAGCCGCTGCACACCCTTCTTCGTCAGTTCATTCGATTCTGAGCCGACGATCCAGCGCGTTGCCCGTGGAAACCTGTGCCCGGTCCACCAATCCGGGTAGCGGCCGGTGACATGCATGGCCACCTCGTAGGCGCCAGCCCACGTCTTGCCTAATTGGTTCCCCGCCATAAACAGGCGTTCCCGGATGGGCTCCGCGCCTGCGTCATGGAACGCTGTTTGCTTGGCATACGGTGCATACGCCGCGAGCTTGTTCGTGCGCTGCTTGAAATCCCGATCTTGCAGGAGTTGCAGAAGTTCGAGCTTCTCCTCGATCGACAGATCAAGCACGCACCAACCTCTTGGCCTGCAAGGCCGCGATGCGCGCATCCACTTGATCCTCGGAAAGCTCTTGCTTCTTCACCGTCACCTCGACGGATTTGAGCTTCGGGTGCACATACTGCTGCAACTCCAGCAGGATCTTCGCCTTCATGTCGATGTCGATCAGCGGCACGAACTGGGGCTGACCCAGCTTGTCCAACACCGGTTCGCCACTGCGATCGAGCAGCGGCTTGCTGCCGGTGAGCACCTTCGCGATCTCGGCCGTTGGGTCAAGCCCGAATTCCTGGAGCACCTCGACCACACCGCGCAAATTCATGCGCCCGTTGGATGGGCTCGTTCTCCCGCCTTGGGAGCCAGGGCCGGGCTGCTGGAACGAGCGATCCGAGCGTGACACGACAGCACCGATGACGCTGTCGTTGTCCCACATTCCGCCACCGTAGGCCTGCGGCGCCGACCCGGCAAGATCGGAGAAACTTGTTACATTGACAGCCTTGCCCACGTTTTACTTCACCATGCCCGGCAGCAAACCGTTGCCGCTGAAGCCCTTGACCGGCGAGCCGGCGGCATGACCGTTGCCCGACGATGGGACGTCGCCTAGGACGGCGCTGCCTGACGGCACAGACACTTTGCTGGGGATCGTCGCTGCTGAGGATTGGTCCCGTGACGGGGAGGTTGAAGCGCCTTGCATTGCCATGTTTGGTCCTTGAAGTGAGTTCTGGAAAGGGCGGCCGAAAATTTGGGCGGGCCGCTTAGGTTGACGGGTCCCATCTGGGGGTGGGGTCACCGACTTTCGTGGGCGGGGGTGTGGGGGGTCCGATGAAATCGGTCAGCCGTTTTCCCCCTGGAAAACATCTCTGAAACTGCCGGGTCATGGGGCCGCTCGCCGGGCGCCGGGCCGCTCGGCTGGGTGGGCGTCGCCTGCCTCGCCTGGCGCCAGCGCCGTCGCTGCCGCATGCACCACGATCGCGCCGTTGACAGCTAGGGCCAGAGCAGCCGGCAGGCCCAGCGCTAGAGCTAGCAGCATCAGCGCGCTGAGCAGGCGGGCGAGGGCGTTCAGGGCTGTCGGCACAGTTCTGCATCCTCGACGAGGACAGCGAATTCCGCCTGTTCACCGGGCTCAGCCCTAGTGATTGAGGCAATTGGGCACAGTATGGGCACGATCACATGCTCATCTGCGGCGGCTGACCAGCGCCAGGCGCGCCTGGCGTCCCGGGCGCCGGTGGCAGCGGCTGACCATCAGGGCCGCGCTTCGCCGCCTCGGACGCCCACTGCCCGGCCTGGTCGCCGTCGTCCGCCAGTTCGGTCTGCAGCAACTGCATCACCTCGTCAACGCTCTGGACGGTCTGATCCAGCGGCGCGTCGCCCGCCTCGCCGGCCTTGTCCTCGGTGCTCGTGACGCGATACGTGCCGTCGTCGTTGCATTCGATGGTGATCGTTTCCATGCCGTTTACCCCGTGTTTTCGCATACCCCTCCGGGCATGCGGCGGCAGTCTGAGGCCGGTTGAAAACGGTGTCAAATTCTGATCAAGAGACAGCGTAAGAAACAGGCAAAGACCCTACTGATCTGTCATCTACTAACGTTTTGTGTGGACAACTGAGACAGCGAGGGTCACAGTTCGCTACCTGGGCTCGGCATTCCGCTGATCCTGGGAAGCAGCCAGAGGGGCTGCACTGGAGCAAGACATGGCACACGCACTCACCACCCGCTCGAACGGTTTCGTCGAATTCGCTTACGCACAGGCCGACGGCGAGGCCTGGCACGGTCTCGGCCAGTCCGTAGCAACCGGCGCCACTCAAGCCGAGTGGACCGTCGCAGCGGGCATGGACTGGCGCGTGCAGCGCGGCCTGGTCCGCTACAACACCGACCGCGAAGGCTCGCAGGCCATCGTCCCCGGCCAGCACGTCCTGTTCCGCAGCGACACCAGCGCGGCGCTGGGCATCGTTTCGGACGGCTACAAGGTCGTCCAGCCCGCCGAGTGCTTGGACTTCTTCGCCGACATCGCTCGGGCGAACGGCGTCGAGTTGAGCGCCGCCGGCACCCTGAACGGCGGCCGTCGCTTCTGGGCCACCGCCAAGATCGGCGAGGCCAGCCCGGTGTCGATCGCGGACAAGATCGGCGGCTACCTGCTGGTCGCGACCAGCGCTGACGGCAGCCTGGCCACCGAGGTCCGGTTGACCACGGTGCGCGTGGTCTGCGCCAACACGCTGGCGATGGCCCGCGTCCAAGGCCAGGCTGCAGTCCGGGTCACGCACCGGTCCACGTTCGACGCTGACGCGATCAAGGCGGACTTGGGCATCAACCAGGCCGCCTGGGCGGCGTTCCGCCACTCGATGGTCCGCCTGGCCAACAAGGCGGTGCTGCCTGACCAGGCCGAGCAGTTCATCGCCGGGCTGTTCGCCAAGAGCCAGGCGCAGGCCAGCCTCGACAACGCCCGGCTGTCGCGGGGCTATGCCTCGGTCCTGAACCTGTTCAACGGCGCCGCCCTGGGCAGCGAACTGGACGGCGTGCAGGGCACTGCCTACGGCCTGCTGCAGGCGGTCACCGAGCACGTCGATCACCACGCACGCGCCACCAGCGTCGACAACCGGTTCTCGTCGGCGCAGTGGGGCCCCGGCAGCGACATGAAAAACGAGGCGCTCACGCAACTGCTCGCGCTCGCCTGACGTTAGCCCCTCGGACCCGTTCCTGGGTCCCTGGGAGTGCCGTCAAGCACTACCGCCGCCGGGCGACCCCGGCACCACTACCGGAGCAAGACCATGCAAGCACCCATCGGCACCCGCCACATTTTCATCGAGTTCGCGCACCGCGACGACGGTCTGCCGCGTGCATCGGCAGCCTACGAGTTCGACACGCACCTGGCGCCGGGCGGCCACGCGGTGCTGCGCGACTTCTACGTCGCCGCGACGAGCCGCATCGGCGCGCCGTTTGCGCTGACGCGCCGTGGCCGCACCTCGCTGTACCTCACGTTCGAGAACGCGATGGCGCACGCCTTCTTCGCGGCTGCCGGCGCCGAGGTGGCAGCATGACCGCCGCCCGGAAGCCGCCCAAGGGCTCGCCGACGTTCCAGCGGCGCGACGTTGTTCTCGAGCGCATTGGCGCCCCGGTCGCTTATCGGCCGCTGACGCACTGGCTGGGGACGCAGGAGTACACGCTGGCGCTCTACCACCTCGACTGCGGTCGCTGGCATGTCGCGGACCCAGACAGCGGGCGCGGCATGGCCGTCGTCGGTAGCGCCGACACAACAGTGCGCCAGGCGATCGTCCTGGCGCGCCAGGCGCTCAACGACCTCGTCGCCAAGCACGGCGAGTCGAAGGTCCTCAACACGATCGACGCAGCCCAGCGCCAGGCTGCGCAGGCACGCGCCGATGAGGGGTACGCGGCGCGCTTGTACCGCGCAGGTGCCTGCCGAGGAGGCGCGCAGGTGGCTGCCGAGGAGGCGCGCATCGCCGAGCTTGAGGCCGAGGGCATGACGCGCTCGGACGCCCAGGCGGTGCTCGAAGCGGAGCAACTGGCATGACCGCCGAGGCGATTGTCGAAACCGTGACCCAGCACTTCCTACGGACGGGGGAGCCGATCCGCATCCACGTGGTCGCGCAGATCCACAAGACCAGCGCAGCCGCCGTGCGGCGTGCGCTCGACGCCCAACGCAATGGGTTCGACTTTTTCGAGGTCGACCTGTGGACCGGGTCCAGTTTCTGCGGCAAGTTCGTCCGCTCATGGGCTGTCGAGCCCAGCAAGAGGACATTGCGCGGCCTGTGCAACGCCGGGGCAACGGCATGACATCCCCCTGGGACATCCTGGCCTGGGCGGTCACCCTGGTCGCCATGGCGGCGATCGGCGTGATGCTCGCCTGGCGAGTCTGACGCCAGCCCCTCGGACCCGTTCCTGGGTCTCTGGGAGTGTCGTCAACCACACCCGTGCCGGCGGTTCCCGGCAGCACCACTGGAGCAAACCATGCGCAGACGATCAAAACTCACCCACAGGGAACTGTGGGCATGTCTCTCTGAGGCGGACGCACGGCGGTCGAACGGCAACCTGCCGATTGACGTGCGCGTGCGGTCGTTTGAGACCTACGCGATCTGCCTCCGCGAAGCCGCCAATCGCGGACTGGGCTACGAAACGCTGCGCGACGCGGCGGCAGGAGCAACAACATGATCAACCGCGTATCACGGCACACAGTCACCGCCGACGTGCGCACCTACGGGTCGCACAACCCGATCGTCGCCAGGTCGTTTGACCTGATGCTGGGAGAAGGCAGCAGCGACCAGAAGCGCCGCGAGGCGCTGCGCATCCTGCAGCAACTCGGCTACCAGACGCGCGGCGTCAGCGTCAGCGAGCACGGGGGCACGCAGTGAAATTCGTCCCCGTCAGCGCGCTGCCCGTCAGCGCTGAGACCCAGGTGATGCTCGTCGAGTCGATCGGCATCGCCGGCTGCCTAGTGTTCGAGCGTAACGGCGAGACGGCTGTCAGCGTGTTCGGGCCAGCCTGCGATCACGAGTCGCTGGCTGCCGCCCTGGCTGCCCAGCCCGCTGCGACAGCGGTCTGGGAGCGCGTCCGCGTGCTCCACCCGCCGGGTCGTACAGCCCGGGCGCTCGACATGCTGGCGGCTCAGCCTGGCCTGGCGCCGCATGCAGCGGCGGCTGCTTGCCAGGTCCACGTCGCCGCCGTGTATCGGGCGATCAAACGCCAGGCCGCTCGCGGCAACTGCACCCATTGCGGGCAACTGCTGCCCGCTCAGGGACCCGCATGAGGACCATCAAGCAACTACGCGCCGAAATTGGTGTGCGTAAGGCACTGGGCCTGCCACGCATCGAGTTGACCGACGAAGAGCGCGTTGAGGCGTTTGGTGACGCGCAAGAGCGTGACCAAGATGCCAGCGTCAAGATGTCGGTCACGCGCTTCAACCAGGGCTTGCCCCTGTCGATCCACGACAAGCGCATAGCGCGGAAGTTCATCAAGGCCGCCGACTGACCCCGCCGCCTGACCGTAATTTCGGAGTTCAAGGACTCCGGCCCTCGATGCCGGCTCGGGGGACCTCACCCCGGGAATTCCGAAATCAGTGCCTGACCTCGCGCTGCCAGCGATCCCTGCACCAGGCGTTGCACCAGCGTGCCGCGTCGTCGAGGTACTCCTCGCAATACAAACAGACCCCCGTAGGCGCCGGCCCCGGGGGTTTTTTGTGCCTCATCGCCTGTGCCAGGTTGTGCTCGATCGCACTCTCAGCCGCGTCTATGTCGTCCATGTCTTGCCCCCTATGCTGCCAGCTTGACGCCGGCCAGAAACGCCTCGGCCTGTGCGAGCTTTGCCGGCACTGCCTGCTGCCTGATCCGCTCCTCGACAGTACCGGCCGCGACGATGTAATGCGCCCAGACCGTCGCCGCTTTCGTGCCGTGCCTGTGCACCCGGCCGACAAGCTGCACTGCTAGCTCAGCGTCCTGCGGCACCGTCGTCCAGATGACCTGGCAGCAGACATCCTGCAGCCCATCGACGCCGTGCGCCGCCGACTGCGGGTGCACCGCCAGCACCTTGATCTTGCCGGCCTTGAACGCGACCAACGCGCCAGGCTCCCGGATGTCGCGGACTTGCTTGCCGAACGCTCCCCTGATCCTGCGAAGCTCTTCGGTGAACTCGAAACCGACGATGACCTGGCCGTCGATCGATTCAACCAGTTCAACCAGTTTTTCGGTCTTTGCATCGTGCAGCCAGATCGGGTCGCGATCGTCGTCGCCTGGGTACAGGAACCCACTCGCAATCTGGCGCAATTTGCTGTGCAGCACCGCCTCACTGCCGGCAGCAACGCCGCCCCACACCCAGTCCCGCTCCATCGCCCCGTAGGCGGCCCGCGCATGGTCACCCAGTCTCACCCCTTGGTCAACCTCGATTAGGGGCGTGGTGAGGCTGCTAGGCACGCTCACGGCGATCGAGGCAACCAACGCATTGAGCTTTTGCTGCAAAGCCGGGTGAGTTTTCCAGGAATAGACCTGGCCGGTCTTCCAGTTCGACGAATCCGGCAGGCACCAGGTCTCGCGGTACGCCGTCATCGTGCGACCGAGCAGGCCCGGCGCGACCAGGTCGATCTGCGGATACAGGGCCTCGGCGTGGTTGTGGGCGGGCGTGCCGGACAGCAGCAGGACGTGGTCGACGATGCCGCCTGGCCGGTGCACTGTGTGCCGGGCGGCACTCGTGCGAGCGCTCGCCGGGTCCCGCAGGAACGACGACTCGTCGTAGATGATGCCCTGGTACGCCCAGTTCACGCCGAGCGCTTTCACGAGCCATGGCCAAAAATCCCAGGCGACGACATGGACCCGCTCGCGCAGGCTCAGCAAGTGCAACTTTGTCGCGCGTTTGTCTTTGAAGCCAAGCGCTTGCTTCTCGGACACTTGAGCGACTGAGGTTGCCCCAGCGACTGAGGTTGCCCGACTCAGCCCAAAGTCCAGGCTCGTCAGCACGCGCATGTCACGCAGCGGTGCCAGGTGGTCCCACTTCCGCACTTCCGCCGGCCACCCGTGCTGCGCGACCAACTTGGGCGCGACGATGAGCAGGCGCGGCAGCGCGAACCGATCAGCCATCGCGTCGACAGCCCAACTGGACGCGAGCACAGTTTTGCCCGCGCCCGTCGCGGCGAACAGAGCAGCGCGCTGCCGGTCCATCAGAAATTCCAGCACCGGTTCCTGGTCCGGTCTCGGGGTCCACTTCATTGCATCAGTCCTTTCAGCCACGCGTCGACCGCAGCAGGTGAGTCAGCCCAACCAACTGAGGCCCCGAGAGACCTGAGCACACCGGCAACGTGTTCTTGCAAAGGTGCCAAGGTCTCACCGGGCCGTTTGAGTTCGATCGCCCCGACGATCCCGCCAGGAAGAAACACGATCCGATCGGGCACGCCAGCCTGACCAGGCGACGTCCATTTGAACGACCGGCCACCCATTGCCTGGACTCGCCGGCTCAGGTGCTGTTCCACGGCTCTCTCCTTCATGCCAGGGTCAAGGGACAGGACAGGCCACTAAAAACGCGTTTTCCAAACCCTATAGGGAGATATATTTTTCTATCTTGTCTCTCTCCTCCCACTTCTACTCTCCCTATAAAGTCTTTGTAAAAGAGTGACCCTAGTGACCCTACCTGTCCTTTATTTCGATGAATCAACAACTTAGCGAGGGGTCGCATACAGGGTCGAGCGCCGCATTGCGGCACCCCTGTCCATTGACTTTCCGTTTGCAGCGCAAGAGTGTTCAAAACATGCGACCCTGGTGACCCTGCCTGACCCTCATGCCGCACTCAGCGGATCGTGAACAGGAACGAGCAGCAGTCGCACACTTTCCGTTTGCAGCGCAAGAGTGTTCAAAACATGCGACCCTGGTGACCCTGCCTGACCCTCATGCCACGCTCAGCGGATCGTGAACAGGAACGAGCAGCAGTCGCACACCGTTCGTCTTCTTGCCGTTGCCGCCATTGATTTTGCGAACGACACGCCCGATCGTGGTCAGGTCGCCGCTTCTGAAGGCGTTCAGACCGATCATTTCGGCCACCCGAGACGCGGTGACCCACTCCCTCGGCAAAGATTGGTCATGCCAATGCAACTTCGAGCGGACGAGTTCCTCGACCTGATCGATCACGGTGAAGTCCTCATTGCTGACGTTCAGGCGGTCCATCTCCTCCCCAAGCAGCCAGTGCTGCTCGCCGCCCTTCCAAATCGAGAGCACCTGGGACCACAGTTGCTGCATGTCGACCTTGTGGTCGGCATCGATCACATCGAGGTCGAGCGCCCAGTAGCGGGTGTTCCCCGTCACATCGCGCAAGAACTCGGCGTCGTTGACTGTGGCGGCAAAGCTGGTCCGGCGTGGGAAGGTGGCCTCGCAGGCGGCGTATGGTCTGCGCATGGTGTCGGTGCCCTGGGAGATGAACGCCTTCAGAGCGGCCAAGTCAGACTTGCGCATGGTGCCGTCTAGCTCGCCCAGTTCGCAGATCCAGTAGCTGATGGCTTGCTTGACGCTGTCCTTGTTGTGCACCTCCAGCAGGTGGCCGGTTTTGACCATGCCCTCTGGCGCCAGGCGTTTGAGCCAGCGCGTCTTGCCGATGTACTGAGCACCTGCAAAGGTGAGCACGCCGCGCGCCTGGTTCTCGCCGTCGCTGTTGTGGAGGATGGCGACGCACTGCAGCGCCCAGCGCCGCATCAGCACCGCCTTCATCTCGCCTTGTTTCGGCGCGGTGACGGTGTCGTACCAGGCCTGCAGACGGTCGACGCCGTCCCATGGCTTGCTCTCGATCCAGGTCAGCGCGGGGTTGTACTGGTTGTCGTCGGCGATGAGGGTGATGTAGCTCTTCAACACGCCGGGGTTGATCTTCATGTCAACGGCGCAGCACTGCGAGAACAGCACAGCCAGGCTGGCGTTGGAGGAGTTGTCGACCGTGAACCCGCGCCCGGCGATGAGGATCTCGTCTTCTTTGCTGATCACGTTGTACCGGACGGTCGCCCGTGCCCGGCGCAGGATCTCCACCACGTTGTCGTGGGTGCCGAGCACTCGGCCGTCGATCGTCATGTCGACGAAGCCGTTCGCGGTGGGCGCGGGGATCAGCCAGCCGCGCACGGTGGCGATCGGCATGGCCGCGCCGGTCAGTGCGCGCACCTGGGCCTGCAGAGCGCGGGCCAGGCGTTCACGCTCGATGTCGCTCCAGTCCAGGTCCCGCAACCGGGGCGATATGTGCGTCTCAAGCTCGGTGCTGGAGGAGCACGTGACGATCGTGTCGAGGGCGCGACCGATCACCACCTCCCGCTCGGCAGCGGCGTCGATGACCGCCACGGGTGTGGGGCCGTCGAGCGCTGCCTGGGCGGCCTCGGTGCGCTCGGTGATGACGTCGGGCAGGCTCAGCGCCAGCGCTCGCATCGCAGCCTGAGATGGCCACAGGCTCGGGTCGTCAAGCTCGAAGTCGGTCAGGCCCGCGTCCTGCTCGCCGAACAGGTAGTGCCGGCACAGGTCCCAGGTGTTGACGGAGCGGCCCGCGAACGGGTCGGTGGCGTGACCGCTGAAGACGTGCTCGCCGTCGTCGGTGATGCAGGCGCCGCCTGGCGTGCCGCCGCCACCGAGCCAGGTCAGGCGGTGGCCGCTGCCGGCCTCGAACTCGAAGTGCTCGCCGAGTAGCTCGTCGATCGCACGGGTGGGCGGGTAGGCCCTGCAGAACGCGCCGATGATGCCGGGCTTGGTGGTGGGGTCGACCATGTCGGCGCGCTGGGTGGTGGAGCGCGGCACGACGGTGATGCTGTCGTCGAACGCGAGCGCCACGGTGTCGCCCTGCGTGCCCTTGACGTAGCCGGAGCGCAGCCGGACGGGGCACGAGACACCGGGGTCGATGATT